TGTCTTTTTTACATTTCTTTTACGTCTTTATTATATCATTGTGCTTTCGGCTTGTCAAGCCCTTATTTTCTGATTTCTTTCAAAAAAGTTTCAAGTTTTTTGAATTTTGTCAAATAGATACTGTCACGCAATACCTGTTCTGTCATTATCTGAAGGATAACAAAACAGCCGTGCGTACAATATCGGTAGTGTTACGCAATACCAGTTTGGGACGCTGCCATGCAGAGCCTCACCGAACTGGAGCGTAATGTAAGAGTATTTTTCTCCGAAAAAACTTTACTGAAAAAAGAAAAGCTGCACCAAAGTGCAGCTCATTTTTATCTTGTTATAGTTATCTCTTCTTTATCATTGTAAATAAGCTGATTCCCTAAATAAATCAGAAAAGAGAATTTCAATTCATTTATTCTTGAGATATCATGTTCTTGTAATTTTTCGAGTGAAATAACTCCATCCCATTTGTTACTCCCTTGATTCGGAGCATATCCTTCACAGCCTGTATCTAAATAGATTCCGTTTGCATTAACATATTGCATCCAGGCATGAACTGGAAGTTCATCTGAAGGATTGATGATACATAGTTTCACTATATTCTGTTCAATGCCTTGATAATAAATCTCAATGCCCTGATCGCTGAATATCAGCTCATTGACTTCTGGTTCCGTTGGCTCTGTCGGATCCGGAGCAGGTGGAATCTCTGTAGCTGTTGTCTGTGCTTCTGTGGTTGCTTCTGTTGTCGTAGCTGCTGCTGTCTCAGCTGCTTCCTCGGTAACAGTCAGAGCTCTGGAAGGAGCAGGCTCATTTGATACGCTGCTGCATGAACACAGCATTGACATTAATATAATAGCTGCTATGATCTTTTTCATTCTTCTCACTCCTTTGAAGTATGAGGGAGCTGTCAAGCTTCCTGCTCCTGTTCGGCTTCGATTATCTTAAAATACATATCAAGAGTAGGCCTTGACACTTTCAAGCACTCCGCAGCGTGTTTCTTGCTGATCCTGCCATCCTGATACAGTTCATAGTACTCTTTAACCATCTCAGAACGCTTGATTTCTTTGCTTGTTGTCATTCGTGGCCTGCCTACCTTCTTCCCCTTTGCCTTTGCGTTCTTGATACCGCTCTTTACTCTTGCTGAGATGATATCACGTTCGAGCTCACCGAAGACACCAGCAATCTGTAAGAACGCTTTTGTCATTGGATCCATTTCTCCGTTGGAGCAGTCTATCGTGAGAGAGTCCTTAATAACAAGTTTGATATGCTTATCTTTAACTATGTCAATCATCTCACAGAGCTGTCTTGTGCTTCTGGTAAGTCTGCTCACCTCAGTCACTGCCAGAGTGTCACCAGGCTGGATCACATTGAGGAGCTTCTGAAGCTCAACCTTGTTTTCCTTCATGCCTGAGATATACTCAGTGAAGATAGTGTCAGGAGTAGCTCCCATCTCTTTGAGCTCTCGAACCTGTCTGTTTACATCCTGTTTGGTTTCATCTGTTGAACATCTGCAATAGCCGTATACTTTCATCATAACTATTCGCCTCCGCTGTGGTAGTAGGTTTATTTCCGTAACTATATTATAGCATATCTGTAAAGAAAAGTAAAGAAAAATGTGTAAAGAAAATTATACAAAGTTCTGAACGTAAAATCGGCTTTTTTGCATAAAGAAACTAAAGAAACTAAGAGTTATAAAAAGTAAAGTAAAACAGTTGTTTTTCTTTACTCAGCTTTTGCCGATATTCCGGCAGCACACTTCACTCAGGAGCAGGCTATAAAAATAACCTCTGAGTAGCTCCCAAAGGTTATTTTATATGATTCATTCACTTTCTTTTCTTTCCGCTGCCAGAGCGTCAAGCTGCTCCTGTATCTGTGTGAGACGTTCTTCGAGCTCGTTGTACTTCTTAACAAGTACATCAAGAATAATTATCAGTTTAGAGAGTGCCTTATCTGTGTACCTCTTAACTTTCTTCGATTTCACTTTCATCATTCCCTTTCTCATTAATTGCCTGTTCGAGTATCTTGTCCAGTAACAAGTCCATATCATCTACATTCTCACCGCTTACAACCTTAGGAAGCCCGGAGCCGTGCTCACTGAATTCCTGGGCGGTCATTTCCTTAAGTATTCCCTCTGGGATGCTCCATGCAAGAACTATTAAAGGATCCGGTTTGAGCTCTCGCCTTAGAGCTTCAATTCTTTTCTTAATGCTTCTTGCATTCATACCTGTTCCACTCTCTTTCAAATACCTCTGCTGAATCAGAACTGTAAGCTATTTTTCTGAGTGTCTCAGTGCTGAGTTGCTGAAAGAATTTATCAAGCATTATCTCTTCTTTCGACTGCTCAGTTCTCTGCTCTTTCTCTAAGGTTTTCAGCCTTGTTTTGATACTACTTTTTATTTTCCTTTGCTCCTTTCTCGTTCTGCTTCGAGTTCTTCCAATCTGTCAAGAATATCTACATTCTCTGTGAACTTTGCAGCATGGTTCAACACAGCATTTGCAGCATTAATCCTGACTTGCGGAGCGACTTCTGGATCTTCCATTATTGTGGTTAAGGTGTTCACTGCTGACAGAGAAGCATATTGAAGTTTATTGACCGTAGCTTCTACACATTTGTGCTTTGCAAGCTTGTATTTCTGAGTGAATGTGTCCTGTTTCATTCGCTTATAGAATGTTCCCTCTGTGCAGCCGATAGCAGCAGCAGCAGCCTTGATACTTCCAAAGCTCAATAGTGCATCTATCAAGATTTCATCCGGTAGACGTTTCGCCATATCAACACCCCGTTTCAACTATGGTTTATCTATACTTTTTTGTCCTTGTATTTCTCTGCTTTTGCAGTTGACAGCTCGTGAACAGGTGCCTCTTTTGCTGCTGCTCCAATGGCAGCATAGATACTCAGGAGATTGTCTATCTGCTTCTGCTTTGGTTTCTTTTTATACGCTCGTTTCATTATACTGCTCCTTCATCATCTTCCTCGAGTAGTGCATTCAGTAGAGCAGGGAGTTTCCCGTTCTTACTGCCCTGTGTTATATCCTCGATGCGTACAGCGTCGGAAGGATCCTGAACTGCATACTGGAAGGCTGTGTCAAAGTCACTTCTGACCTGTGAGCCATCTTTCAAGGTTATAAGAAAAACGTTTGTTTTCTGAATGCTGTTTTCAAGTTTTTCAATCCGTTTTTTTATAGATTGTAACATCAAATTTTCCCCCTATGAGAGCTTCACAAATGCACTGTAAGAGCTTGTATCAGACAGGGGATATAATTACCCCTGCCAGATGTACAAGCTGTAAAAAGTGGGGTTTTGTGGGGGATTTTTTCGCAAAATCTCCCCTTCGTGTACAAAATAGATAGATTTACCCAATATCTGTTTTGTACATCCGAAGGATTCACAAAACGTATTGGTTATGCTTCTTTTATCATCTCCATCATTTCCCCGAGCTGCTTTTTATAGACTTCCTTGTATGTGTTGTATGCTTCATCTGAGAACAGGCCTGAGCTGTGATAAACATCAACAAGCTTGAGCTGGAGATCTGTGACGCTGCCACCGTTCAGGAAATACTCATCGAAGAGCATATAAACTTCATCTACACTGCTTATCTCATCACTGTAAGGCTTTGCAGCATATAAGAAGCACTTAGCAAGCACTCCGATTTCTGCACTCTTTTCCAGTATTTCGAGTATTCCGAGCCCTTCCTCTGTCTCGAGCTTCACAATATTGGAAGTTGTAAGTCGGAGCTGGTACTCCTTGTCCTTGATTCTGAGTGTTTCAGTTACATTTCTCATGGTTATTTTCTCCTTAATAATAATTATTTATGTCAAGCATTATCATGCTTTGACTGCTTTTTACGTTCCAGCTCTGCCAGAGCTTTCATATACTTTTGTGACTCTTTCCATCGATGCAAGTTTCCCCCACCCTGGTGTTCGTTCTGATCAGGCGGTTCAGGAAACTTGTTTTCTTTTGAAAAGCTTGATAGAATAGCCATTCTGTTCAATGCTGCCTGTGAGTATATGTCATTGTTACTCTTTCGGATCCGAGCGAAGACTGTGTCACGGGTTTCCTGTAAGCTCATTTCCCAGAACTCAGCAGGAAGGACACCAACTTCCAGAGCCTTATCATATAGCTCTTTGATAATATCAGCTATAACAGTATCGTTATTACTGTTATCTGTCTTCGCTGCCTTCGGTGCTTCCTTAGTCAGTACTCCCGATATAACAAGAGCTTCTATAAGATGCTCTCGCAGCTGCTCATAGCTGCCGCCCTCTGAGATATACCTATCAAACAGCAGATAAATATCATCTTTGCAGCTGATACTATCATTCTGAGTGGCAGCAAGGTAATAATAACACACTGCCAGCGTATCAACTTCTGAATATGAGTCCGTTCTAAGGCTTTTTTCAAGCTTTACAGCATTTCTATTCGTGAGCTTAAGATAATACTCCCTGCCGTTTATCAATATAGTTTCATACGGTTCCATGTTATGCACCTCTTATTATTGCATGAACTTCCGTTCTGACCATGTTAAATACTTCCTTGTGAGTGAGCTCAAAGCCAGTTCTGAACATTGCAGCCGGCTCTTGTCCCGAAGTCCTTACAAATTGTTGAAGTTTCTCCGAGTAATACGTCCAATAGGGTTTACTGGTATGAGGGACCGCTGGATCTCCGTGTCTGCCTGTTCCAAACTCCACAAAGATAGCGTACTCAACATTAGTTTCGATGGTATATTCCATCATTTTGGCATGGTTCCAGATTATTTTATCTCTTAGGTTTCCAGTATCAACAGGAGTTAAGAGCTTTATCTGAGCCTGCATTTTCGTTGCTCCCTGTCCGAGAGCCTTGTCAATTCGTGGGTTTGTGGTAAGTGTTTTCAAGGCTTGCAGCTTCCTTTTAAGTGCATCAAATCCACTTGCTTGGCAGAATATAGCCATATGTCTTTCGCTCCTTAGCCTAATTCTATTAATGGACTATTGCCACTTGACCGTGTCATATTGTTGATGTTATCAACTACAACTGCCGATATTTTGCGGCCGTCTATCTGGATAACAGGCTGGAACAGTATAGGAGCCGGGGAGCTGGTGCTTTCGCTCATAAGCTGCTGCTGATTGATAACACGTGTCTGACCGCCGCCAAAGTTGCCTATAAGCTCAGGACCTTGCTCTCCTGCAATAAATAAAGAACCTTTGTCAGGAATTCCACCGCCTGCATACTTGTCAGCTCCGATAATCTTATCAAGTATCTTTGCTCCTGTTGTTGTTGCGTTGCCTTTATCATCGTGGCTTCGGTCCCAATAGCTTGCACCTGCTTCCTCTCGCTTCTGTATGAACTCTTTGAGCTTGTCAACTACATCAGCGATAGCAGCACCGACCTGCTCCCATGCATGAACCCAGGCTTCTGCAAAAAGTTTTATATCTGCAATAGCCTGTGATACCTTGCTCGCTATCGTCCTGAAAAAGTCCCCTATCTTGCTGATTAATGGCTTTAAATGTTTTTCCACAAAATCAGCGATAGCAGCACCACACCTTTCAAAGAACTTAAATAAGCTTGTATTTTGAATCTTTTCCCATAAAGCTTTGAAAAAGTCAATTACTGCCTGTTTCTTCTCCTGCCACCATTCAAGTGAGAATATAGGTGTTTCAGGGACTTCCACTTCCATGTTCATGCCATCAATTGAACTCTGGAGATCGTCAAGGCCTGCAGCAGCTCCCAGTATATTGGCTATATCATCATCAGTTACAAGCCCCGACATCAGACTGCTGCTGCCACCAACTTTATTGACCTCATCGAACGATGCAAGGAATAAGTCCATTCCTTTAGTACTATCTCCGAGATCGCTTACACTGTCGCTCAGATCCTCGACAGCTTCGGAAGCGTCAAGCATTCCCCCGGTAAGATCTTCCATCTTCTTGTTAGTATCCTGTTCCTTGAGCTTCTGAACTTCCTTGTTCAGCTCCTTGAATGCCAGAATAGTGAATATTATACCAACTAAACCAGCAATTCCCTTGATAGCTGTACCGAGTGTGAGCGTCTTCGCTGTGAGGAGCTCGATTGCTGTGCTTATTACAGAGATTATCTTCGGAGCTATAAGCATAACTCCGACTGCTCCGAGAGCTATTTTCACATAGCCTTTAGCGACTGTAGAAGCGTTCTTCCAGGCTTCTGTATATAATCGCACAGTCTGAGCTACCTTGACTACGGCAGGAGCCACAGCCTGCACTCCCTTAGCTATTGCAGATACTGTATACACTGCAACCGGGAGCAGTTCCTTACCGACTGACACCTTTAAGTTCTCAATATTGATTTTAAGATCTCGGAGAGAGTGAGCCCATCCGCCTGTTGACTTCTGAAAAAAGCCCTGTGTATGGTTCAATTTCTCCATAGTGTACATATATCGCAGTGTTACCTTGTCCTGAGCTGAAAGCTCCTTGACAGTCTTATTAATGCCCTTCTGGAGCAGGAAAGCGTTGAGCTGTGCATCATTTAGCACTATTCCGAGCTCTTTCATTCCTGTGGCTCTGCCTGTAAATATGCCCTGCAGCTTTGTGAATGCCTGATCTGTGGTAATGCCATAGAATGCCGCCACATCACTGGATATCTTTGTCAGTTCAACTCCCATTGTTGCAGCCTGCTCCGCTGTATAGCCAAACTGATTGGCAAGGTTGCCGAACACTCCGAGATACTTCTTAGCAGCTGTTTCAGTAAGGCCGAAAGCAGCAGCCTGCTCCTTCACCCAGGTGTTCAGCTTCTCCGCTGTGCTCCCGAAGGTAATGTTCATCACATTGCTTACTCTCTGGAGATCCGCAGCAGCCTGAACGCACTGCTTGCTGAATTTGAGTATAGCACCTACAGAGACAAGCTTCGCAAGGCTCGAAGCCAGCTTTCCGACACCGCTATCAAGCTTGATAACAGACTTGTGGACCCTGTCCAGGTGATTGACAGCAGCTGACTGTCCTGTCACTGATAATATGATCTTAAGTTCATCAGTAACCATTTAGATCACTCCTTATACATTTTATACGCTATTTCTCTTGCTTCCCTCAGGCTTTCAGCTGTTTTAATGATCTTCAAATCATGCAGCCGAGCCCATGAAGAGAGACAAGCAAAATACTTTCGTTCCAGATCGTCATATACTATCGCATACATCACTACCGCCCCCTCTTATTCGTTTGCAGGCTCTGAACGCTTACCGAAACGCTTATCTAAGTCTCTTCGGAGCTTTTCCTCTTCTGATATTGGATGTTCTATGCGCCAGAGAGCTAACGCTGCAAGCAGCCTTGGATGATACTGACATGATACAACTATCGGAGAGCCTTCATGCGGATAGTATTTTTTCGGATAATATACTACTTCTCTCGATGTTGTATAGTCCTTATGACGTTCTGCTATGATCTGTATGACCTTATCGCCTTCCTTTCTTTCCCAGATCTCGACCTTGTTTCCGTTCTTGTTTGTACTGGCTTCGTAATGCATAATCAAACCTATCCTTTTCATTTATTTTAGCCATAATACTATACCTCCTGAACGTACTCCTTCGTTTGTTCTTCAATGCTGCTCTGGGTGAACAGAGGTGAACAGATAGTTTTTTTATCTGTTCACCGTCTCAAACAACGGTATATCTGCAAATTCCTCAGAATGGTGAACAGATGCTGTTTTTTTATCTGTTCACCGCTTACTCCTCTATATATAGCCTTTTCTTTCTCTCTGGTGAACAGTTGACAGATAAATCTAATAAAATAAATATGTAGAGTAGTATAATAAGTTGTAGTCGTAGGGGAGTGACAACAACTAATAGAATATACAGCAACGTATAGATTTTACAGATTTTTTGTGTCAACCGTTCACCCACTCACTTGAAACGGCTATATATAAGCAAAAACAGGGTGAACAGATATATTTTTTCATCTGTTCACCCTGTTCACCTGACGGAAGTGATAAACAGATTTAAAGCAGCTCAACCCCTGCTCTACGTTTTTGTTCACCACTGTTCGCCTGATAATAATCGTTATCAAAGTAATTTGTAGACGATGTTCGCTCACAAGGGAGCTTATACACTCGTCTGACTGTGCCTTTTACCTTCTGCCTTGTGCATTCGTAGCCTAATTTAGCAAGGCACTTTCCGATCTGAACTGTAGAATACTTACTCAGTTCACTATACTTTTCCTTGAATTCTGTAGCCGTGTATGCGGTATAGTACCAATCACGGCTGCTATAGATGCTTGCAAGTAGATCCTCGACCTCTCTCTCTGCTGTCATTGGCTTTGAATAGTCCTTATTGCGTTCTTCTAATTCACTGAGCTCAGAGCGTGACAGTCTGAACGCTGATGCATAAGTCTCACCGGCTCTCAGCTCCTCATGAACGATATCAGCTATCTGAGCCCAGAGCTGCAAGGGATTGAAGTTCTTAAATTCTTCTGACTTAATATCTATAAACTTATCCTTTGGAAGCTCAACAACAGCATATCGCCTGTTTCCTGTATCATCAACGAGGAACTCTCTATCGTTAGTTGTACCGCAGAAGCTTGTCAGTCTTGGATGTGTGACCGCTGCCTTACCATAAGGCGGTCTATTTGTGTCTGTAGGATTGGAAATAAAGGCTTTCAAGGCGTTTATTTCCTTCTTCATTGTTGAACCGATCTCTCCGAGCTCTGTTATCCAATATGATGCTACTTGCATTCTGCTGTCCTTGTCTCTCGGATCCAAAGTGATACCTTCACCGAAATACTTTCTTGAAAGAGCCAATTTCTCAAACAGTCTTGTTTTACCGTATCCCTGTTCACCGACGAAAACAAGAGTCAAATCAAGAGAAAAAGGATCTTCTATTTTGTTATATAAGCCACAATAGCACTGCATAAGCCACTTTGTCATAAGAGTACGGGAGAGCTTGTCCTCTACTGGTATATGCATAAGCTCGAACATCTCTGATATATGGTCTTTGTTATCCCATTTTGTACTGCTTATAGCTTCTAATATAGGATTATACTCGCTTGACTTCTCGAACGCTATACTGTTCAGGAAGGAACTGATCTTCTCGGCCGTGCAGCCTTTGAGGAAATATTGAAGCTTATTATAAAGCAAATGGGGGATAGTAGCATTCACTCCGACGGGGTCCATATTATCTATGAATTTACCGCTATATTCAATCTGGTGATTGATTATATTATGCTTGACCTTAATATCGAGCTGCTCCATGGCTGCTTTAAGGTTCTCGATAGAGAGACGCCCGTTTCCGTCTGCATTGTATGGGTTCTGCATCCTCTGGAGCTGCTCCTTCGGTACATCTTCGGTACTGAGCTGATAGATCTCAGCTGCATTGACTGCATTCTGTAAGGCTTCTTTGGCTGCTGCCTTGCCTATCTTTGAAACAATATCGGATATATCCCATTTCTCTTCTGCTTCAGGATAGATATCCTTTGCCTTGATGATCTTACAGGATATTCCGCCTTTAGTCAGATACTGAGCTACTCCATAAGCGTATTTTTCGCCTACTTCATCATTATCTGCAAGTATATAGGCGTTCTTTATACCTTCGAGCTGTGGAAGGAAATTTCTCTTGCCGCCCCACGAAGTGCCTGCTCCATGAGGACTTGATGTTGCTATGAGCTCCATGCTTTCAAGGGTTTCAACGTCCTTCTCGCCCTCTGGTATGTATACTGTGTCGCCTGTGAGCTTGTCAAAGTGATACAGCGTATTGCAAGCAATATGATTCTTGTTGTATACAAATTCTTTGGCTTCAGGATCGTAAATCTGCCACTCAGCATCTTTCTCTCCGGGATATTTCTTTTTGTCCTTGCCGCTATCCCAATACATAAAGAACTTGTATATTCTCTTTCTGAATAGCGGATTTCCGTCCTTATCAGTATATACATGGTTCCTTACATCTGCACACTGTTCCTTGTATGGCTTCTTTTGAAGCTTTGTCAGATACAGGTCTTTCGGTTCAAGTCCTGCACTTTGGAGAATATCCTTATATTCGCAGTTATGAAAGCAATTAAGCAGAATATTCCTGACACCGTTCCTATCGCCAACTGAAATATAAAGCTTATCATGTCCGCAGGCAGGACATTTACATATAGTCTCCCTGTCTGTAATCTTTTTTTGCTCAAAATGGCCTATAAATTCATTATAAGCATCTAATTCAGCACCATTAAGCTGTACTATCATCATTTATTACCTCTCTACTTTTCGCCTCTTCTGTGTTCCTCTAACTGTTTCAATGCATAGTATGTATTGATTGCTGTGTCTGTCTTGATATCGCTCCGATCATACACCCAGGCTTCCCACTTCGGTTCTCTTGGATGTGGAACTGTCTTCAATGGGTATATGCCTATAATAGACAGTACTTCTCGGAGCTGTGGCCGTGTGCAAACAAATTCCTTCATGAATTATACCTCGTTTATAAGTTTTTGAGCTTTCTTCTCCCAGTATCTGTTTTGGTATTCTCGCCTTTTTTCAGGAGAAACAGGCTTTTTTCTCGGATGTGTTTTGCTATATTCTCTCATGTAAGCATTTCGGGCCAGACGTGCAGCTTCAGATAAACTTTTTTTCTCCTGCTCTTTCATTGTTCTTTTCTCCTTTCAAATAAATAATAGATAAAAGAAAAAGAGTATAAGCCGTTAGTGAGCGGCTTATACTCTGTAAATTGCATAAAATCAGCTTGTAATACACACGTAAAGTTATATCTTAATGATGTGACTATAGCCACGTCAACTATTGACATAACTCACATTATGTGATATAATACAAATAGATTGTAAGCCGCAAACGAACAATCAAAGACGTTATATCAAAGGGCATGGACCGCGAATCCGTGCCCTTTGATGTTTTTATACGCTTTTTCTTATAAACAAGTATAGCACTTATTTGTTAGATTGTCAATGTATTTAGATTCTTATTTCCTTTATTTATTGGGATTTTGTCAGAATGACAAGCTATCCACAATTTATTGTGAAGCACTCATAAAGAATTTTTTACTTGTAATAAAGATTTCTTAACTCTACCGTGTTTCTTGCCTATATACAGGCAAGAAATTTTTTTGTTATATTTGTCTAAGAGTTTTCACTTCTCAGCTTTTTGGCCTGCCCCTCTCTCTGTATCGGTCTTGTGGGTTTCTGTGGGTTATTTGATATTGCTTATTCTGTCCACAAACTCCATGCCGTGACTTACTCCGGCAGCATAGCCCATAGCCATAAATGCAATACCACTTCCCTTTGAAACCTTGAAGCGGTCTATTATTAAATCATAGTCGCTCTTGTGTTCTCCCTTTGCAATCTGTTCAAGGGCTTTGCTAAATCCGTCCACTAATACCACATATTCTATAAAGCCTCTCTGCTCCTCTGGTGTGAGGCTTTCAAAGTCTGTGGCTGCTGCTTCTTCCTCCGGTGTGCTGTCCTGCTCCGGCTCTGGGTTCGGTTCGTCCGGCTTTATAAGTCCTAAACGGTCTAAAAGGTCAATAAGGTGGGCTGTCTTTTCCTCTCGTGTCATTGCTTGCCATGCTGCATCTTTCTCCGGGTGTTCGGCTTTCCATTTCTCAAAGTCTGGGTCAGCTGCTGCCTGTATTAACAAGCTGTCAATAAGGGCTTTTGCTGTGTCTGGTTCGTGCTTTCTCATGGTTATTACCTCCTGTAAGATAGAAATTGACTTGCAGGCGGAAATATGTTATAATTGTCCTGCCTGCTGTTCTGGTGGGTAGGGGTTGCAAGGTCTTTGCTTGGTAGGCGGTCTTGCAGCCCCTTTATTTATTGTTATCTGCTCTCGGTGGAGCAGGTATAACCTTTTCTTTATCGGCTCATTGCCTTTGCAATAGCTGTAAGCTGTCGGAGCTGTTCACTGCTGTCGCTCTGGTTCTCTATGCCGTGATAGTGGTTGTATACTCTCTGTGCTATGTCTATTTGTGGAGCTATTGCCTTTTTGGTGTCCGATTCTCAGCTCTTCGGCTTGCTCCTGAATGTCAAGCAGCCATTGCACTTGATAGTCACGTTCGCAGCGTTCCATGAATACATGATACTCCATGAATGCGTCAAGTCGCTGTAAATAGGCCTTATACATCTGTCTACGTCTGACTATGATGTTTATATCAGCTCTCAAACGCTCCCAAAGATAGGGGATAAGGCAGCTTATAACGAATGTACCGAGCAGACAAACTCCAATGAATAACAATGTCTTCATCTGCTCACCCCCTTCAGACGTTCGTTCTCTTCCCGGAGCTGTGAAAGCAGCTGCTTCAGTTCCTTGTTCTCACTGGTAAGGATAAGGAGCTTTTCATCACGTTCCTTGTTTTGTTTCTTCTTGCGTTTGTGATACTCTGCACAGTAGAACCTATAGTCAAGGTTACGCTTCCACTTCTTGCATACAGGGCAGTATTTACGCTTGATAATGCTGTAGTATGATGCTGCACCCTCAGGAGCTTCACCTGTGATATAATTACCGAGCCATGCATTGCAGATCACACAGTATTTGTCTCCCTTCATGCGTCTTCACCTTCTTCCTCAGCGTTCTCCCCTGCGAAGAAGAAGTTTAATTCCTTCGTTTTGTTGTGAACAGTAACGTCGGAAGGATCTGTAGAGCCCTCAGGGGAGAGCGGAGAGAAGTGTGCTCCCCTCGCCCTCATTGTAGATACTTCGAGCAGTTCCTTAGCAACCAGATCGGGACGGAGCTGAGTTGTTCCGTTCTTGTCCAGCTCCTTTATTTTTTTCAGTAGGGTATCTCTCAGGCGGTCACGCTCTTCAATGACAAGCTGCATCAGAGCTTTGCTGTTTTTATCGTGGCCGTTTATGAGTAATGTGTGGCCGTGCTCCTGCCCGAGATTATCAGGAAGCTCAATAGTAACACCTTTGAGATGATGGAACTTTGCAAGTTCTATGCTCGTCTGGATCTCCTCGAGCTGTTCCAATTGTGATACAATCTGTTCAAGATCGTGTACTCCGCTGTAGATCCTGAAAAACTTCACATCTGACCTGTGATATCTGTAATGGAGTATAAGCTTGCGTATCAGTAAGATTATACCGCCGTATAAACCTATAATGAATATGGTGTCTAACATGAGAATAAGCTCCTCTCTTGACGTATAACGGGGAGCTGTGATATAATAATAGATACAGCTTGCCCCTTGTGGGTTGGTTGTGGAGCTCTCTCTGTGTTCGCTGTGGTAGGTTGATACACTGAGAGAGCTTTTTGTTATCGTTCTAAATGCCGCACAAATGCTCCTATATCCTGCATGAATTTCTCCATTTCAGGGAGTGGCAGCATCATTAAATCATCATGTAATTGTTTCGGACCGCCTTCTTTCAATGGATCCTTGACTCCGTAGTCTTCCAGGAGCCTTTGAGCTATGAAGAAGTACTGTTGTACACTCGGCTGGTGTCCCTGCTCCGTGCAGCTTCGGACATATTCTTCATACTCTCTCTGATACTCGATATATCTTTTCACTGCTCACCTCTTTCATGACAGCAAAAAGTGATAGTTTACTAAGCTGAAAAAGAGATAAAAACTGTACGCCCACGGAGAACAGCTTATCGCAATAAATGCAAATTGCACACTAAAGTCAGAATTCGCCTATTCTACGTTTCGACGTTCTCCCAAAGTTGCACCAAATGAGTGTTCGGTGAAACTTTCAGTCTTTTTTACATTATTTTTCAGTCTTTTTTACATCTTCCGCCTATCAATTTTTGCGATTGCCCTATTTATCAATAGTTGTCATAAGGAAGCAACTTCATAAATGCGCTTTAAGGCCTATTGCTTTCGGGTAATATAATATCATTCCCCTATTGCTTTTCGTGCAATACAGTGCAAATGTGAAGGTGTTGTTTTCTGCTGTGATATATGGTATAATATCAATGCAAACATATCCTTTTGATTTCGCCTTCCTTCGGGAAGGCTTTTTTCATGCCCTCACTCTGACTTTCAGCCCCTCGAGACAGTCGGCATCGTAGCCGACAAGATACCATCCGTTACGGTTCATTTCTATGCGTGTTGGGATCCATTGCTCCGTGTCGTAGTCCCATACCTCAAGACTTTCACCGCAGTGCAGACCGTCATTGTGCCATAGATCCATAACAAGTACACCGTACCTGTCATTGCTGCTGTTATAACTGAGTATGCCTGTTGTCATTCTGGTTCACCTTCTCTCCTGTTCCATGCCGCTGCTGCTTTCTCGTGACCGTCAAACGGTTCATACTTATCCGGGAACTTTGGAGAGTATTTCTCTGGATGTTCTGAAACAAGATCTTGAAGCGGATATACCATAGTGCTGATAGCACAGTTACCGCACATCACATATACACCTTGTCTATCTGTGCTATAAGGTTCATACTTGTATACTGAATGACCGCCACAAAACGGACAACGTTTTAATTCTGGTTTCATTTTTTCACCTTCTTTTTTCAAATTGGTAGCGTGACAACATTCACTGCATAGATCTGAATTGCTATTGTAAAAACTGCAATATAAGCAGATATTAGTTGTGTTATCGTCTATTGCTTCTTGCCATTCACCGTCAATCATATACTTTGTAACAAAATGATCTTCCATAATATACACCTCTTTCGGGTTCAAGGGCCTGCCCCCTTGTTGCGGAGCAATATTGTCCTGTTTTGGATGTCAATTTATTTGACGTACAAAACAGGTATTGGGTGATACAAGTTTGGTACGTTCGCCCAGCAATATTATTCTATTTTCTCCGAAATAGCCGTTTCAATAAGGAAGGTTTCTTCTGTTCCAGCTCTGGCTCAGGCTCAGGTTCGTCATGATCTGAAGCTGTCGGAACGTCTGACTCTGGCATCCTCTCAGGCTGTTCACGTTGCTCTGTGAGCTGTCTCTGAATATCGCCTGCGTGTAATGCTTGCTGCTGCGTGAGAGCTGTTGTGAGCTGTGCAGCGTGTTCCTGCTCGGCTCTGAGTGCCGCCTGTAGTTCTGCTATCTGCTTATCCTTTGCAGAGAGCTGTGAATCCTTAGCTGTGAGCTGTTGCTGTAGCACTTCCAGCTGATCACTGAGAGCTGCAATTGCAACCTGTGATGCTTGATCATTGCAGGAACGCTCAACTCGTTGTTCAATGGGTTGTTCAATGGGTTGTTCAACCTGTTGATTCACACCATTCTTTTCAAACAGTTCCAATGCTCTAATATCAAGATATTTCTGGTTATTCTCAATCTTGATATATGGTTTCAACTTGTTGCTCAACCCGTTGTTCAACCCGTTGTCTTTGGATAGTAGCTTGTATATCCGTTGTGGTGTGACATTCGCAGCCTCTGCAAATTGTTTTATAGTCAGATATTCGGATGTGTTATCCATCGTTTTCATTCCTTATCCGGAGCCGGTGCTGGAACTGCTGCTTCATCTCGGCGGAGCTTCTCAGCTATTGCGACATTAAAAAAAGCCGAAATGCTTATACCGATCTCTGAGGAAGCGGCCTTAACCTTCTGATATGTTGTCTCAGGGATGGTTATTTGTATCTTGCGTGTGTTCTGTTCTTTCATTACTTCATTCTCCTTTATAGTATTGACTTACAGCTTGTAATATGGTATAATACAAGCAATTATTACAGTCTACGACGGAGTGTAATAAGAGCATTTGATTAGTTGCAAGTGTGAACAAAGGGAGAAACAGTCTGATTCTGAGAAAGCGACGGCTCAGAAGCAGGCTGTTTTTCTGTTGTATTGTATCATCGGTTCACCTTCTTCCTTGTGCAGCTTCTTTCTTATGTCTTTTTTACATTTCTTTTACGTCTTTATTATATCATTGTGCTTTCGGCTTGTCAAGCCCTTATTTTCTGATTTCTTTCAAAAAAGTTTCAAGTTTTTTGAATTTTGTCAAATAGATACTGTC